ACTCGATAAGTCGTGCCGACGATAGACCGCGATAACCCACCGATGACCGAATACCAGCGGAACCCAAGCCCTTCGTAATAGTCGAAGAAATAAGAATTCGTGACACCAGCTTGCGAATTGTCGAATAGCGAGTAGTAGGTGTTCGGCCCCAGCTTCATGAAGCGGATGCGAACCGTGACGGCTGCCGTGGGGTTCAAGGATGCGTGGTTCGGGACTGTGAGACCAGAGGTTGTGGACGCGGCTCCGATCATGGAATATGGCGTACGCTGAATCGCTACTCGCGGCTGCGACAAGGCGGCTCTTGCTTGCATCGGCACGAACGTAGACCAAGTGATGTTCGTCGTCGTGAGGTTGTTTCCAGACGTGATGCTGTTAGCCACGTTTGTTCCACTGCCTTCGTTCATCGCCCAGCGGTCGGTTGTGGTCGATGGGATGGTGCCGTCGTAGAAGAAGTTATCGACTTCCGCTTGTGAAAGGCTGCCGTTACCGATCAATCCATCTTTAAAGAATCCACCATATGGGTACAGGTCAGCGTTTGCCGCCGTTTGGGATTTGCCCCAAAAGATGTAGTCCAGCACGCCCGTATTCAAAGATACGCCAAGAGCGGCAGCGTTCTTTACTAGAACGTGATTCGACCAGAGGGATACTGTGGTGCTGGTGATAAGCCAAGCCAGCTCAATCCATTGCCCAACCGGAAAATACCGCTTGAACTCGGCGGCGGTCATCGTAAGGTTATTTCCAGCGTTGATCGAATCGTTGAACCAGTAATACACGCCCGCGAGCTGACCAATCAGGATACCCGGACTCACGCTTGAATTGTCTTTGTAAGTGAACACGCCTTGAAGAGTGTCACTCGTCAAAAAGACCCGGCACATCCCCCATCGACTGTTCGTCCCTATGTTGATCCCTGTCGGGTTCGCTTTTTGCATGTACGAAGTAGCCCCATTAAAACTAATGGAGTTCACATAGGGCTGGATCGTGGTGCGGCGGGACATAGTTTTTGTTTAGGCGACCTGCTGGGAGATTGAATGTGCGACCCACGAGAGCGTTAATCTTATTCTCCACCTCTTCCTCAGGAGCCATTGCTTCCTCCTGCTTGAGAGAAGCCTCGTAGCGCGTGCCGTAGTCCTCCAAAAATGCTTTAAGCATAGCATCATCTCCGAGCGGAGCGTCACACATTTTTTGGAGCTTACCATCAATCGAATAAGTGACCTCGACGTGGCCCTTTTCTCTGTCGATAGCGTTGATCGTAAAAGTAGACATAGCATTTCAATATTATGTGGTCTGACGCCAGATAATCGTAACGTCCATCGCTGCAACCGCAATCGTGGCATACAAACCAACGGTTGTTCTTACAAAAGCTGGAAGCATCACAACTGTTGGACCTTGAGCCACGGCAGCCGTGAAGGTCATTGTATTCAAGAGAACCGTCGTGGCCGCTGAGGTGTTATCCCAGAGCTTGAGCGTCGCACCAGCAGCACAGGAATTGACGATGAAACCAGCAATACGTCCTGCTCCCGTATAGATAAGAGCTGAGGCGGAAAGGTTGGTGTAGTTCGCTTGAGGCTCAACGCGGAGAGCGTCGACATCTTGAACTTCTCCAGAAATCTTCGTAGCGAGCGTTTGGTTTAAACTGCCATTAGCATCAGCTTGAAGCGGGCCACCTTGACCCGTTGTACGAGTTGTTGGCGAAGAATTATAAACCGCCCATGGCAGCGTATTCAGCCACGTTGTCATCGTAGCTGTCGGCGTTACAATGCCGAATTTGAACTCATAGTTTGCAAAACTCATATGTTAACAGGTTAAGCCATAGTCAGAGAGGGGAAATAAATCCCCTCTCTGATTTTTGGGCTTTATGCTAAGCGATACACCGTGAAGGTAGTTGCACCTGTCTTGCGGAAGCGGAGAATACCGCTAGAACGCGATGTTGCAGCATCATTCGAACTGAAGTCCATGTTACCGACCAACGTCATGCCCGTGTTCGTTGTGATCGAGGCATCTTCAGCCGCTACCGTAGAGATGTTGATGACAGAGACATCGAACGCATCACCCGTTGCCATGTTCGCAGAGACGGCAGCCGTGAGAGCTGTACCAGTACAGAGCTGCAAGGCAGATGTCCCACCAGCTTGTTGGTTAACTGTAATGATACCGGCAAGAATTTCAGCAGCTGTAAGTGTTGCGGAAACGGTTTTCGCTGTTGGCGAACCTTGCGTCTTGATAAATGGCATTGCTGACCCACGAAGGATGACAGCACCAGGTTTACCAGCCGTAGTACCAGCTCCAGCAGCACCAGGAGTGACGATGACATCTCCACCAGCCCCAGCTGTGTCTGACCCACCCGAAGATGCTCCACCAGCGCCCGCCGTGATGACGATACCGGAACCAGCACCCGCAGTAGAGGAGGCACCCGTAGAGGCTCCACCAGCTACACCCAAAAGTGAAATCGTTCCACCTGCACCAGCCGTACCAGTCGTAGCTGTACCAGCTGCGCCAGCTTGAAGCGTAATTGCACCAGAAGCGCCGGGATTAACGCCTGAACCGTTAGCCGCTGCACCGGAAGTAAGCGTGACTGCGCCACCGGCAGCAGTACCTGCACCGGCTCCACCTGTGACGAGGGCTGCTCCACCAGCACGGTTGCCACCACCAGCAGCTCCACCAACAAGGGACGCAGATCCACCAACAGCATCATTTCCACCGGCTCCACCTGTCAAAGATACTAAACCACCTGCACCCGTCGTGTTTCCAGCGCCTCCAGCCACCACAATCGTTCCACCTGGATTGGTTGCAGAAGCACCAGCTTTACCTGTCATGTTGATACCAGGGGAGGTACCAGTACCAGAGGCCAAGATCGTGGCGTTGCTACCAGCAGCTGCATTTACCAAGGTGATCTCGTTGACCGCTGAGCTGGTCGTCGTAAACACGAGGGCTTCGTTACCGTTCGTATCTGCGATATACCCAGCCGTCGCGATGACCGGCGTGGTCAAAGTTTTGTTTGTTAAGGTTTGTGTTCCGCCAACCGTCACAACCGAGGCGGTGTTTGTGCCAACCGTTGTAATACGCATCTCACCTGTACCCATGGTCAAGATACCGGAAGAGTGAGTGACAACTACGTTGCCGTTGGCGTAGTTCAAGACTGCACCCGTCGCAAGAAACAAATCAGACCAGTTGTGAGTCGTGTCACCAAGAGGGGCTCCGTCATCTGTTGTTGGGTTAAGTTTTGTTGTGATCGTTGGAGTCGTAAGAACCCAAGATGTCCCCGTAGATACACCCGTAAATGTGTTCCCAGCATCCGTACGGGCAATCGTTGCCGATGTCGTAGGGAACGTCATCACCGTAGAGTCTGTACCCGTAAGAGTAATGGACTGAGTTGCAGCGAGCGTCTTTCCGTCAGAAATCGTAAGTGTCGCAGACGATGCTGGAGCTGTGATCGCGACTTTGTTGATCGAAGTTGCCGTAGCGACACCCAAGACTGGGGTCGTAAGCGTTGGCGTAGCTGCTGCAAACATTTGCAGCAGGGTACACTTCTTGGAAGATCCATCAGACGAATCAACGAGATAAATTGTGTCAGCCGTAACTGGGGTTGCTTTCGCTGTTAATGCACTAACTTTGCTATTGGCCATATGTGTAGATTAAGAGAACGGAAAATTATGATTCAAGGAGCGCCATGTCACCAGTTTCGAGCAACAACGAGTCGCCAGTCTCAAGTAACATGAGCAAGGTCGTCGTACCTCCGTCGTAATAGAGATCGAGCAGAAGATCGCCCGCGCTTCCTGGAGTGTAAGTCGAAGCTGCCGTCGAATTCGATACAGTAATACCGGATGTAAGGATCTTCCCATTAGGACCGAAAATGTCTGTCCCAACGCCGATATTTGCATACGGTGGCACCTTTACCTTGTACTCAGCCGAATCACCTGACGCTGCTGCGGCAGCCGAGTTGTGGAGCTGAAGATAACGGGTCGTCGCAACCGTGCTCACCACGGAAAACGAATACACACGCCCAGAACTCGCTTTAACATTAGAGGATGTAAACGAATCGTTCTGATAGTGCGTGTATGGAGTTGTAGACGAGCTTGACGAGCCCCCAGAGCTGCCCATTCCATCCGTATCAACGGTCATTGAATACATGTCAGCCATTAAAAGCTGATAGTGATTCACCGTCATGTTGTCAGCATCACTGTTCTTTACGTAGATGCTAAGAGGACCGCTTGGCACTCCAACACCTTGAAAGATGGCGACTTGCTGACCATTGATCAGGAACTTCGCTGCCCCAGATCCGTAGACGACACTGTATTTTGTAGCTGCGCCAAACCAAGACGATACCTGAGTGATCGTCGTGCTTTGCGTGTTGCCATCCGCATCACAAACATACGCAGAGAACGTGGTCCCTGAGATGCGAAAGGTAGCAGCAGCTGAATTGTTGAGTTGGTAAAGACCCCATTCTTTCACGTCGCCTGAGGCGGGTGCGAATGGAACATTCACCGTCATGGTCAGCTCACCGCGACTGATGTCTGACGTGCCAATGATAGTGGCAGCGTTGACCTCGAGGAGGTTGCTTCCGTTGATTGTCGGGGTCCCGCTCAACGTGGCCCACGTACTCACGTCGTAGCCCTGTCTAGCAGGGTCGAAGTAGAGATTCACCAATGGTATAACGGTTTGCATAGATTAAGCGTGAACCCCAAGGACAAAGGGAGAACCTTACGATCTGTCCGTCGCCTTAGGTGGTCGCGTTGTTTTTATCTTCCTTCTTTAATAAAGCCTTCTTTTCCTTTTCGATTGTCTTCCAGTGTTTCTTTTCAGTCTTCACAGGTGCTTCCGTTTGAGCTGTTGCGGCTGCTTCAACAGGCTGCGCTATTTCTTGTTTTGCTTCCGCATCAGCCGCGTGTTTTGCTGCTCCAGCCTTTAAAAGCTGTTCAACCATCCCAGGAAGTAATTCCTTGGCAATCTCAAGCGCGCGTTCATTCAACATCTTCTCCACCTCAGGAGAGAGCTTTGGCTTCTTTTGAGAAGTCATCATCTGGTCAGGGCGACCATACTTGAACTCCATGATTTGATGAACTGGCTCGATCTCTTCGCGCATGTGCTTAAATGGATCTTTGAATTCTCCATCAGATACTGCCCAGAAATCCATGGTAAGACCTGCATGGGCAAGAAGTTTATCAATTACTACTTGGTCAGAGACTTCGAGCAAACCATCTTGGAATTTTACCGAGATACCTGGATCAGAAGGGCGTCCAGTGAGAGGCTCAGCTGGAAGACCTGGTTTAAGAATCACGCGAAGATTAGAGTTTTTTGAGATAAAGCGCATACAATTTAATACTAGATATTCATTATAGTGATGAACTACCATGAAAAGGGTGTCCAAATGGGCACCCTTTTCATGTTTTTACTTACTCAACGACGGCAACAACCTGCAAGAAGTTGGAAGCGGTATCCGTGATCGACGTAGCGTCTTGTACGCGGATAAGATATTCAGCTCCATCAACTCCAGTGATGCGTCCTTGGCCACTAGCCCAGGTGATCGTTGTGAGAGTTGCATCAACCGAAGCGGCTGACCAAATCACGTTTTCCTGTCCATTCACACACTCGTAGATACGAACACCGGCAGCCGTAGCTCCGTTGACGTTCACGTAGTATTGAATCTCCTGCAAAGAAACACGGTGATTCTTGCGTGGAGCTTGGAACAAGCGGTCTGCATCTGGCGTCACACGCACGCTAAAGTAAGCGAGGGTGTTGACCGCATCAACAGCAGACGTGTCATGCAACACATCCCAAATACGATACCCTTCAGCACATGTCGTAGCAGTGATAGCACCGTTCAAGAACATGTCATCCGTAGCATCGGAACGAAGAGCATCAAGAATGCGAGCTTCGAAGATACCATCATTATTAATTGCGTCCACGAGAGCTCCTACCGTTGTGTAGGTAGCAAAAGTGTATGTGTCAGTACCCCCATCAGACGTAACCATCACGATGTTCGTGCTGATCGTTGTCGTCACGGACGTGACTGTCCCGGTCCCAACATAGCGAAGACGGATAGCGACTGGCGTATCGTCAAGCACACGTTTGGCAACACCGCGACCAAGAGACTGACGTTGTAACAAAGAATCGAGACTAGCCATAGAATTTGTGGTTCGTTTTTTAATGGACCGATCAATAACCCGTGATCATTTCGGGGCGTGAGGACAAGGCCTCCGCACGGGGGATGATTTTTCGTCCCACCCCCGTGAAGGACGCTCTCTACAAAACGAACTAAACTCGAGAGAATTTTACCTATTTTACTGCTTGGGGGGCACGATATGATTTTTGAACTTTTCCGCTACCTTTAGACACATGGAGATGAAAGCGTCTGTCGTCTGGATTGTCTTCGCTCTATTGCACTGTGAGCAACACGAGACAATGTTCTCTACGGTGTAGCCAAACTGCGGGTCCTTTCGATCTAAGCCGATGCCGTTGATGGCATCGCCGCAGTAGTAACACGGCTTATCCCAGAACAGCATGAATTCTTTGAAGGATATAGCAAAACTAATTTTTCTAGTTTTAGCTCCATAGAAATAAGTAGAGAATCTTTGCTCTGGTTTATTTTTGTTTTCCCGAGCAAGCCGACTTCGACAGATCCTGCACCTATAATCTCTACCCAAGAACTCCCTAGCATTCTTCGTGAACTCCTCCAGTGGTTTCACCACGTCACATACAATGCACTTCCTAGTCTGCCTCTCGACATCCGTGGTCGGTGACTTCGCGTCTGGGTGCAGCTTCTTCCAATACGCTGCCTTTGCTCCCCGACAAAGATCGCAACGGCACCCTTTATCATAACCCCACTTTGTCCCATGAGATCTCGCTGAAGTGCCCGTACGGGACTCCCGCTTGGCCCTCTTACACTCATCACAGCGACAACTGTTATTATATCCACCCGTAGTACCATGCTTTATATCTTGTTCAACGATCATATCGTGCCCCCCACCGAGGGGTATGGTTAGCCTAAATTAGGAACTAACCATACCCCTAACCAACTAACTTGTACAGGCTGCAGAACTAGCCAGTCACGCCCTTCAATAAGGCATGTTTAGCCGCCTGGATGCGTTCCAAACCACATTCCGTGAGGTATTGATCAACAACACCGTCGATGTCTGGAGCTTGAATGTTCGTCATCAACTTCGTGTCACGACCTTCCATGTAGCGGTATTTGAAGCATTCCATGTCAAGCAAGTATGCGTGACCAGCGTAGTCTTCAACGAACAATGGGTTGTGAACGATGTTTACCGTACCGAACGCTGTTTGCCACTGAGAGATTTTCATCCCGTAGGTGGTTTCAAGGGGCTTGGTAAGGATTTGGCCACGAGCGATTTCGTTGATGGCTTGAAGAACAAGACCACCGGCGAACAGCATCTTGGTGTCGTTACCGTAGGTGAACCCTTCACGAAGGAAGGTGTTAAGGTCAGGAGCCGTCAATTGGCCACCTTGGTTCTGCACGTAAGAGTTGCCTCCCGTGATGAACTCATGAACACCACCAGTAGCACGACGAGGTTTCGTCTGTGTGCCGGTAACGTCATATTTCTTTTCACCCCACCAGAACGCACGTTCGATGTCGAGAGCGTGTTCGGTTCCTTTCTTCGCACGTTGGTAAGGAAGATCTTTGCCACCGTACAACTTAGCAGCGTTCTCAGTTCCAGACACAGCGATCGTGGTCTTAAAGATCTGAGTGTAGTTGCTTTGCTGTGCAGTTTGCGTGGTGTTCACATTACGTGCTCCACCATTTTCTTCGTTCACGTTACCAACGATGAACAAACCGTCTCCAGCTAAACCAGCAGCGATTGCAGTCGTACCGAAGGCACGAGTAGCCGTGATGGTCGTGGTGGAAGCGATCGTTGCAACCAACATGTTTTCACCTGTGCGGGCGTTCTTGATCACATCACCAACGGTGAAAATGTAAGCAGGAGACGAGCCAGCACCAGTCACAGTGATCGTGACAGGATCAGACGAGTTGTTGTAAGCAGCACCAACGCGGGCGTAACGACCTCCGTAGAAGTCTTCAAACCAGCTGAATTGTGGGTTGCCAGTCACTGCTTTTTGCATTCCTGTCCCCTTCCAAGCCTTACCATCCCAAACCTTGCCCACGTTCGTCATTAACGTAACGAGAGGATGTTTGTTAGGTTCAAGCAAGAAGATTTTATCAACAGCATCAACGATCAAACGGCCTTCAGTCGAAGAGGTAGCGGTAGAACGCGCACCGTTTGTGGACGAATTATCTACAGTCCCACGGGTATGGGTAGGCTCTGTGTAATACGGAAAAGACATACTCAACTAATTTTCTTAGAATTTTAAATTTTCAAAGAACGAAATTCTTTTTTTAGGAGAAATCCGCTCCGAACTTAAAATACGTTAGGGTTGGAGCGTCCACCGATTAACGAATCGATCAAAGCCGAATCATTAGCAGTAGCGTTTGATCTGGATGAGCCACCAGCAGCGTTCATGGCTAACATTTTTGCAGCTTCCGCCACATTGTCAGCCGCTCCCTCTGCCATCAACTTCGTCAAAGCACGTCCTTTTACCGCATCGTAGGCAATTTCAATGTCAGCGACATCGTGTTCGTCTAACCATGCGTCAATTTCCTGAGCAAATTGCATGAAATCCGGAGTTCGAGCGACAAAATCGTTGACCGAGGACTCGAACGTCCGCATGTCTTCGGTTTCTGTCATCTTTGACTCCATTTCGCGCTTCGCTTCAGCGACTTTCTCTTCAACGAGCTTAGCAACATCATCTACAGATACCTTCTCGTAGCGTTTTCCAAGTTCTTTTTGCACTTGTTCATGAGCTTGCGTCACGGCAGTAGCATCTCCAACGGTGATCTTACCCTCCACAATCGCTTTCGCGAGTTCCTTATCAATCTTTCCGTCAGTGATCGCTTGCACGAGTTCTGGGCTCTCATCCAACTTTGTCAAAACTGGGGAAATGTTTTCGAAAAATTTCCGATACTCTCCCAACTCTTGACCCTGTTCTCCAAGCTTCTTCTCAAGTTCTGAGTACATCGCTTGGTAATCGATACCATTTGCAGGCTGCCCCATAGCGGGACCGGCAAGATTTGGGCTGCCCGGTTGACCGGACCCAATTGGTTCATTGGCCATATATTATTTTCATCTTAGCTTATTAAATGTTAGCGCACGTCAACATTCCAACGAAAAAAGGTACGGATCTCATTTTTCATATTCATCATTAAAAACATTCTACCATTTTTTTGACTGTCAAACAATTATTTTTTTGTCATGAAGCTCGGCAACTTCATGCTTGGTGTTTTTGGAAGATCCGCGCCTGACATTTTGATCGAACCAGACATCCCTTTCACCTTCGCTGCCTTTGGCGCTTTCGCTTTCAGCTTCGAAGTGATGGACTTCACCATCGTATTCATTGGCTTCACCTCAGACGCGATGTGCGCCTTGATGTTGGGGAGTTTAAGTTTGGCCATAACGTATTATTTCTTGGCTTTTTTGGCCATCTTGCGTTTCAACCCACGCATACCAGAGATTGCTTTCTTAGCAACCTTGCTGACAGGTTTCTTAAAACCAACGCCAGGCAAGCTCTTACGTCCTTCACCAAGCTTTGACTTAATAGATGCGAGTGCATCGTTGAGTGGAGGAATTGGAGGAGCGGACATTGGCGATCCTAAATTCATCGCATCTCCGGTCATAGGACCTGGCGCGGAAGGTGGCATTGGAGGCATCGCTGGCATCTTTGGCATCATTGGTAATGGCATAGGGGTAAAATTAGACCGTCTTCTTAGATTTGCTCTTCAACTTCTTAACGATACTGCCCATCACATCCTTCTTCATTCTTCCGCTGGCTTCTGAGTCAGCCGTAGAGGTGGCTGTTTGAAGCTGCGCTGGTAAGGAAAAGTGCATATTAGCAAGCCTTCTTACCGTACCCACCCTTGCCATCCTCTTTCTTAAACATCGACTCCTTCCGCATCTTAGAAAGTTTGCCCTTCAGCACCTGCTTTTTAGGCGATGGCGTCGAAAGCTCTTTCTTCATTGGTTCTTTTCCAAAATTCTTGGGGAACATAGCCTAGAAATAATAAATTAAGATTGTGTCTCGGTTGCCTTTTCCGCTTCCTTCTCTTTGTCCTTCGCCTCCATAACAACCTGGCCGAGAACTTCAGGAAGATCCATGATCCCGCTCATGATGCCCTGACACCGCGCGATCATGGTTGGCTCTTTGACTGGATCGTAGACAGCTAAGCCGCTGAGAGCTACCTCGCGACGATCCTTAAGATACTTGAGGATCGCTACCCACGTTCGCGAGCCCGTGAGAGCAAGGAGCAGCTCTTTCTGTTCGTTGAATTCCATTGCATCAATTGCTGCCTTGATTTCCGGCTGCGTGAACCAATTAAGGCCTGCTGGTTGTGCTTGTTGTGGTGCTTCGTTATTCATAGTAGAGATTTGATTAAATTATATCATGCTTATGCCTCACCGCTCTACCGCCCCACGTATCAGTATTCTTATGACATGATTCACATAGGGTACGTCCGTTATCGATAGCAAAACGAAGTTCAGGGTAAAGAGAAAATGGCTTAATATGATCTGCTTGAAGACGATTACTATTGCACCCGCAAAATATACATTTGAACTTATCTCGCTTAAAGACCGACTCTCGCCAAAGCTTATATTCAACAGAGTGACGTATTAGGTTAGCGGAAGATGTCGACCCGCCTTTCCAATTTGGCGACTTATCTCCGATTCTCTCCTTACGTTGAATAATCCACTCCTTAGACTTTTTTACTCCTTTATTCCTTTTGCTCTGGAGTAATCTAGTTTCTTGCGATGGTTTTTTACCCCACATGGGATTTTTATCCCCAAGAAGTGCCTTACTGACCTTCTTCCTCCTATCCTCAGTCCATTTTTTACCCCAATTTGGATTTCCAGGACCAGTCCTAGCTTCACTCATCTTTTTTTTAAACTGCTCTGATCGTTTCGCCATACATTTTTCTACTAATTTTGCACGTTAAACGTACGATTCATGAGCGATGACGTTGGGTTTGCGTTTCCACCTGTGGAAATGTTCGTGTTTACTTTCCCACCAATCTTGCGATTCATCCCCCGCGAATTTGCTCCACCCTTACCGTCCTTTTTTTTTGCAGGAGATTTGCCTGATGGTTTACGACCAGCTGGAACGTAAGGATTCGAAGCCGACTGTGGGATGCCTTTCACCGTTGGAGGTGGACTCCCGCCAAGAAGATTGATTGGCGTAGCTGCTTCTCCGTAGGCTGTTGGAGCCGAGAAAGGTGAAATGCCACCTGGGGATGGGCCACCCGGTTTACGCAAAAGCTCAAGAGCTCCAGACAAAGCACGTGGGTCAAGAGGTCCGGTGTCCAATGGGGCTGGTTGAGATGTTCCAGCACCAAGCATCGCTTCCATATCCATGAGGCCTGGGCCACCAGGTGCTTGAGGACCTGGCATCGCTCCTTCCATACCGGGAGGAGCCATTTGGCCTTCGCCTTCTGCCTCCGCTCCTTCTTGCGGCATACCAGCTTCCGGTGGAGCATCCTGCTCGTCCTTCTTGATAGAGTCCAAAGAGAAATTCCAACCACCTGCCAAAATTTTGGAGGTGAGCTTGAGTGGATCGACGAATGGCATCGAAACAAGAAGCTGGAAGAGGTCCATATCTTGCTTCTTCTTCACCTCTGCCTGACCAGCGATAGAAGGAAGCACCGTAGCGCGGTAATCGAATTGCCCCTCAAGGTCATCTTTCTCAATAAGGGGAAACTGCATCTCGCCGCTATCGCCAAGCACACGGATCTGCATGTTCTTGGTGAAGAATTGACGTTGCATCGACATCCAATAACGCATCACGTCCGCATAGGCATCGCCCAAGTGGTTCACAAACAGACGAACACGCTCGAGCGTCGATTCACGAAGGTGACGCACCTCTGTCGCACTACCAGCCGATCCACCGACACCCATGGAGGAATCGTCGACACCAGATGAGTAGCGCATGTCAGCCTTGAGAAGTTCCTCCTCTTTATAGGCACTGGCTTTAATATCGGAAAATTGAACCTCGCGCACCCCATTAGGGTCCATGGAATAGATGATACCGAACGGACGTGTCACGAGTTGGTTCTTGTCCACGTTCGCCATTGGATTCACGATCCACATCTTGTGAATGGCCAAGGTCGCTGCATCAAGACGCTGGTTCTTGATCAAGTTCAGCATGATTTGAGGATTCTCAAGCACAGCTGGGATACCGTACCCCTCAAATTCATTGGGGACCTTCAGGTATGGGACCTCGATAAAGACAGATTCCTTAAAATCGTAAGGAATAGGCATCCATCCGCCCTTCAGAATAGGCACATCGTTCACGATGACAGCGTAGGCATCATCAAAAGGACGCCACCACTCAAAAACCTCGTACATTTGCAGGCTTTGGTCGTTGTTGATGGTGTATTTGTCGTTCTGCGAGCTATAAAACGTCTGCCAAGACTGGCCAGAACCGCCTTTAACGATGGATTCGTGCGTGGTTTTGACGGTATTACGAATGGAGGCGTAATCCGTAAGATCACCTCCTGGACGCTGCTTCGCCATGGCCATGCGGAGCGGATCAGCACCTGGATACTTACGTTCGATCTCCTGCGCGGTCAAAACAAGGCGCTTAAACCAATATTGCTTGGAAGCACGTGCTGTATTGTGCCAATCGTACCAAAGAGCGTACGGATCAACCGTTTCACAAAATGGAGCATCGTAGAACACCCGTTCCTCCTTCTTCCACTCCAGCTTTTTCTTCAAAATATCTGTCGACTGTAGGAATTTGTACTCACGTACGTCCTTTTTCCAGCTCACCTGAAGATAACCCGTCCCATAAACCAAACAAGACCTGACGAGGTCTTCTGTAACGGCATCCATCTTAGCGATCTCCCAAAAGTAGTCCTGGAGCTGTTGTTGTTTTTCTGCCTTGTTCTGATCATCATCAGAACGTCCGAGGGCTGTAAATTCAGGGCGAGCGTCGACGATACGAGGAACGAGAGTTTCAACAACGGCCTGAATATAAGGGACGAAAACATTAGCCTGCCAAGACTTGATCTGCATTTGCCGATCCCCCGTGTACGCGATGTACAGCTTGTACCATCGATCAAGACGCGGGCGAGTGACATTCTTAAAATACCCCCGTGCGTCATCAAGTTGAAGCTGAAATTTGTTCATCATTGCAACCTCTTCGTCTCCATACATCGATGGCGTATACGAATTCGGGATCTGAGTCATACTAACAGTATATCAAGTTAATCGTCTCACTTCTAATAAGGGTACGCGGCCGGTAGATGTTCTTCATAGTCCAACTGATCCAATTTGCCTTGATACAACACCTTAAATCCTTGGAGAGCCAAGGCTGTCGCGAAAATACAGTCGTCATGAGCACCGTTCTGCGGTTCCATGTCACCATGTTTATTATAAATGAATGTAAGAAATTCATCGAGGGTCTTTTCGCTGTGGATCGTGATTTCATTGTCGCGAACGGCTTTTACCAAGTTGTCAATCATCATCGGACGAGTCACGCGGGTCGTACGCCAACCAAGTTGCTCGCTCCACGGTGATCCAGCCACGTCAAACTTAGCGGGACGATAGTACATCGATGGATAGAACTTGTTTTTCAAGGCTGTCACGGTCGTCAAACCGTGATTGTTGATTTCGACCACTGCCAGTGCGTCATTATAATAACGCCCCCACTTGTCGATCTCGTCGGCAAACTTGTCCGGGGCGATGTGAGCACGATAAAAGGCTACCTCTTCCCCTGTTGTACGGTTCAGGATCGTAAAAACCGAATAGTCCCCCCCATCCACACCCTCAGCTACGTCAGCTCCTAGTACGTACAGGGTGTCCTTCTCCGGCTGTTTAAAAATAACCGTTCCACTATCCTGAATAACAAGACCGCCAGTAGACGTTTTCTCTCCCACCTTCAACATACCAAGGCGCGCGCGCTTGATCACGTCAGGGTCAAAGACAACACGACCGGAGGTAGCGAAGTCGAGAGCGTACTCACGCGCGAACTTACGCGCATCGTTCATGTGATGCTCGATCGCCTTAATCTCCTCCTCCGTATACCCCCACCACCAACCGTACTCGAGCTTTTCGTACCCATTATCCGCTTTCCACATCCGATAAAAATAGTCACCAACGGAATTTGGCGTGGTTTCGATCACGATAGTCCCATTAAGAGGAACGGACGCTTCAAGAACGGACATCTTTTCGTCAGCGTTGTCCCAGAAGGCCAACTCCGTACAGAGAGCAAAATGGATCGTATACCCACGACCTACGGACTCTGTAGAAGGGAGCACGATAATTTTTGACTCTGTCTGAGGGAAAGAGATTTCAAACTTGGAGTTGTACTGAATCGTCGGACGAATCGAAGGGGGCGAGGTACGGTAAAACGTCTTCACCTTATCGAGCAATTCCTTCGTGAGATCAGAGTTGTACCCAATCAAGGCCACATTTTTACCACGGTTCGTGATCGCATAGTGATAGGCGTAGCCTGTAATCGCTGTGGAATTGTGCGATACAAAACCCTCAGCAATAAACGTCTTCTCAGAGGTTTGCAGGTCAATCATCTCTCGCTCACCGAGTGCCTCGATAGCGACTACTCTCGCCCACCCGACACCTGAGCGTTTGCCGGGGAGATCTTTGCCCTCCCACCACTTGCGCTCAAGAAAACGAGAAGGGCGCGTCTGACCGATGAGCCGAAACATTTCATCCATCCTAGAAAGCACGAGTTTCACCACCTCTTTGCTACCAAATTTAGAGGAAATCCCAGCCTTACGCTTGTCAATTTGAATACCAAAGGAATACCCGTTCCGCTGTAAATACTGCCGAGCTCGTTCAAGAACCGGCCCATTAGCCTGCGCCACGTTGATACAAGAGCCGCTTCGCGATGGAAGAGATAAAGAGCCCTCGCCATCAAGCATCCCGCCGAACCAACCATCTTCGTACGATTGCCCAACCCAGGGCTTCGTGATGTACCTAATTTCATCACCAACTCGCGTTTTCTCGACCTTGCGCCACCCATTTCCTGAACCGTCGTGCATTTTAGACAGATACTTGTGCTCAGCCGTAGCAATAAGCTCTTCTCCATTGTCCAACTTCAAACGAAAAGCAGGAGCAAACACCGACCACTTAGCCTGAACGATAGCCGATTTCATCTTCCGACTTGGACCTTTTCCGCCAGGCGGAAACTCGTCCACAGCGATGATCTCTTGTCCAACCTCTATATCTCGCAGTGTGATCCAGCGCAGATCAGACGTAAGTACACGAGTGCTCGGGTCTTGGCAGAACCCAAGCTGACGGCATTTCAAGATCATCACGCGGTTCTTCTTCCTGAGCACGTTAAACAGGTCCTTCTGCGCTTCCTTCAGGATGAATGGGGCTAACCCTTCTGACTTGGTTTTGATTTTACAAAAACTCTCAAGGTAAAACTTGGGATCTTGAAGATAAAGAACATTAGAGGGCGTGGCAATTTCTGACATAGATTATCCGTGGCCGCCTGACGATGGAGAGAGCATTTTCGCTCCAGGCGGTATAGGGGGAGCAATGACCTCGTAATCCTGGCCAAGCGCGACAGGGGCTGCCTGAAGCTGCTTCGTCTCCTCAATCTTCTGGGCGAGCACCTCTTCCCAGCCACCACCTCCACCGCTCTCTGTCTCCTTATATTCGTCCATACCCACGCTCTTCAAGATAGCCTTGAGTGCCGTCACTCGATCCGCGTATTTTGGCGCATTATCGGCTGCATCTTTAAAGCCGCGCACGATATAATCAAAATCAATGCCAGCCCGCGAAAGCGCGCCGTGGTATTCCTTACGCATGGCAAGCTTGTCGAGCGTGCGGTAGACCTCGGCCACACGCTTTACCCCCATCATCTGCGCGAGACGCTTAGGATCTTGCGTAACACGCAGCGCCTTCAATAGAAATAGGCACTTTGCGCGCTCAGGCTCATGTGTCGTCTGCCGCTTATCGCTATTCAAATAAATAACAGGAAGGAGCCTGACTGGTTTCGTCAGCCTCTCTCCTTTTTGCTCAACAGGTCTCTCTTCAAAATTATCCATAGGTTAGTTTTTCTTTTGTAATTGAGGGAAGCACTCAGCGAACGTCTTAAACACAACCATGCCATCACCCAGTCGCTTGCGATCACGCTCTCTACGCAAAGCGTTCTGCCTAAACTTTTTAGCAAGCTCTTTCGCAGAAGCGTTAGGGCGAGCGACGTGTCGTTTGTCGGAAATATATGGGGTGTTCCCAGACAACTTATCCTTTATAAGAAGATAGACATCATCCCCATAATCAATATTGAACGAATAGGCATAATTCACCACCCAATCACGAAAGTAATCGAGCGCCCACTCTCCCTCCTCAGCCATCTTTAGTATCTCAAACCGCTCATCCATGAGGTACACAAACACAAGATACTCAAGCGTGACGTGCTTAAACGGGTACTCAAAGTAGTCTGTGTCAGAGAATGGATCGTGATCCGTAAAAAACTCACGGGGGAAAAAGTGGAAAATATATGAAGAAACGCGACGAAAGAAGGCCGTCGACTGTTTGACCGGAAGAAAGGCCGTGCCAAGTTCTCGCTCGAGCTCTACCGCAAACGTCCCCCGTAATCCAGCTGTCCTAAACTCATCTTTTGAAAAATTCTTAGGGAATGCACGGACAAGAGATCGCTCAACGAGCTTCTCCCCTCTGTACCGTGTCACCGCATCAAGCCAGGCAATCTTTACCGCTTGAGAAAAAAGGGTCATCTCCCACTCATCCTGAAGCCGCCAATACCTGGCCAACCCTTCCTCACGTGTCATGTTTTCAAAGGTAATATTTTCCCATGAAGACAACTTGTGCTCACGTTTAAATAGACGAGTATACGGTGTACCGTCTTTATTCTTGGCTCCGTTCGGGTAAAGCCCGTAGCCCTTGCTCTCTGGTTTTTGAAACACGTCCTCGAATTTCTTTGGATACATCTTCATATTTCTTCCTCCCTACACGTTTAGGCTTAGAACATTGGCTCCTCTGGGGCTGGCATAGGAGGAACTCCATTTTCCGGAAGAGGCTCTGGCGCGGTTTGTGGGCCTCCTCCAAAGATTCCGTAGAGCGCTTGTTTTACGAGCTGCGCCATGTCAGGTTCCTGCTCCTCAAGCTGTTGCAGGTACTCAGCGATCGAACGTGGATCAGCAGGGTTTACCCCGGCGTCTCTCAAGATTTGAAGGGCTTGTGCTGCCGCCTCTTGCTTCATCGCTTCCGTCTCCTGCTGATTCATCGTCTGCTGTGTCTGAAATTGGTTAGCCGAATCATTGAAGTCCTGAATCCTGCGGAGCAACGCCTCGGATTGCTCATCGGTAACGGGCGTTTGCGCTCCTGGGGCTCCAGGCATGGGCGGCATTTGAAAATCTGGCATAGATTATATTATTTCTGAGTAAACTCAACTTGAACAGGGGTAACAGACGCACCAAGCTGTCCTGCCATCGTACGCTGGACCTTTTGCCACGG